TTGCCATATTTTTCATTTGTAATACAAAGATAAAGTTCAAGTGTACTAGAGAACAGGAACAGCGTAAGCTCGTCCATATCAGGAAAATATTCTGCGATAAGTTCATCAAACCTGTCACGGATACTGCTGTATATTATAAGTCCCATCTCGTTTTTATTTTTAAAGTAATAATTCAAAAGTCCAAGATTAGTATTGGCTTTTTCAGAAATCATGCGGGCAGTTGTTTTATGGAATCCATATTCATAAAATAAATCTCTTGCCACAAAAAGAATTCTGTTTTTTGTTTCTTCACCTTTTGACATGATACTCTCCAATTCTTATACTAATTTAGTATTAGTATACCACTGCTGATATATGGTGTCAATGATGCATTGTAAAATGAGAACATTGTACTATTTATTGATTACACTTGTAGGACAGCCGTCGAGATATGCCTTGAAATTAGATATGGCAACCGAAACTGAACGCAGTCTTGATGTCTTTGGCAGGTATGCGATATGGTCTGTTATCGTAGCGTTTTCACAGTGAAGGATTCCAAGGTCATGGCGTGGGGGCTCCTCACTTATGACATCAAGACCGGCGGCATAAATTTTGCCTGAATTTAAGGCATTAACGAGGTCATCCTCATTTATAAGACCACCACGGGATGTGTTTATTAATATAACGCCGTCTTTCATTTTAGCAATGCTTTCTTTATTAATAATGTTTTTAGTTGCATCGGTAAGAGGTGTGTGAAGCGATATTACATCCGAGCGTGACAAAACTTCATCAAGACTTACCTGCTCTATAAAATCATATTCGGCACCGGTTTTTAAATGTCTGTTGAAAGAAATAACATTCATACCAAAGCCTTTTGCAATAAGTGCAGCATGATAACCTATTTTTCCAAGACCGATGATGCCGAAAGTCATACCGTTAAGTTCTATCTGGTCACTCAATCCGAACATGTAACGTGGAGATGGATCATTTACCCAGTCATGTGTCTTAACATAGCTGCTGTGAAGTTCAACCTTATGGCATATATTAAGAAGAAGAGCAAATGCAAATTCTGCGATTGTAGAAGCACCATAGGCTGTATTGGTTATCGTAACACCGTATTTGTGCGTAAGTTCAACATCAAATTCCTCATATCCGTGAGCCATTCCGGCCATATATTTAAGCTTTGCATGTTTAATAAAGAAATCCTCAGTGATAAGGTCTTTCCTTAAATAAACGCCGATTACGGCCTCGGTATCTGAATCAATAATATTGCTTATTTCTTCAGATGTAAGAGATTTGTCATAAGTATAAAAATGACATTCAAGACCGGGAATTAATTCAAGCATATGCCATTTTTCCATCATTTCATTAAATAAATCACGATCTTCAGCCATATCAATAGTTTCAGGTGTTGTTCCTAAAATATTAACTTCCATATCTACTCCTTAATTTTGAAAAAATAAAAACCGACTATTTGTCGGCTTACATCCAAGGTCTATTCCAAAAAGAAGGCCTTATTTTTTTGTCTTGTTCTTCATCAAGAATTGCTACTATGTCTTCCTCTGTATAATAAGGAGCAGCTTTTTTAAAATCTTCAATATGCTTTATAAATTCTTCTTTGCTTCCTATAACTTTAATATGAAATTGGTATTTATCGTAATCAATCATTTATCTTTACCTCCACTATTAAAGTGTATTTATCTTTTTCTTTTTTTACTTCACATATATTGTAGCACACACCTCTTTTAAACAAAACCTCATCTTGATTTTTATAACTTTCTTTTGCTAATGGTTCAATATACAATGCGCCTTTATAACCTTTTGGAATTTTCATAACAAGATTTACATCTCTTAATTTATAATCAAAGTTTTTAAATGATGTAGACAAATATCCTTTCTCTGTTTTCGTAGTACCTTTTAAACTAAACATGTCATTATCAGAAACATTTCTTTTATTTAGTAGAACTTTACTATCTATTTTTCGATATAAAATTAAATCATCTGGAATCTTTCCTTTACTTAGTGCATGATCTAACATTGCTATTTCCTTTTTGAATTTTCTTTCACGTCCAGTATTTAAAGCAAAATTAATTTGCATAGCAAGATTGCCAGTATATCTTGTAAGAATTTCTTTTTCACTTTTAGATAAAGATGCAATTTGTTTTTTTAAATCATTTTTCACACCTGAAACTTTTTTATATTCATCAAACCTCAAACTATGTTTACCATTTGCAACCCCACCAAGCCATTCATCATATAATTTACTATCCATATGAGGTCCTGTTGAACAATGACAGTTAGGATGCACAGGTGGAGCATTGTCTCCAACGTTCATTCGATTCAAAAGAAAAACCTTGCCATCCAATGATCTGCACGTATCACACGCATCGCCAATCCCACATGTTATATATTCATATTCATCAAATCCATTTGCTTCGTATGATTTTTGTTGTGCGGCAATTTGAACTCTAGCAAGTTCAGTCCTCATTAATCGTTGCGCATCACTAATTTTAACATTGAAACGTTTTCGTAATAGTCTGGCTAACTCATTAGGATTTTTTCCTTGGATAAGTCCTGATGCTAGTAAGCTTTCAAGATCATACTTTAGCAAATCTTGATGCATCCAAATTCTATCGCTGAATGTTGCATTGTGAAATGATGCGTTGACAATTGAATGAACTGTATCAGCATTATCTAAAATTGTTGATCCTAAAATTCCTGACTGTCTTTGAATTTCATTAAGTGTTCTATTTTCAAGAAGATTGTCCATATATTTTTCTAATTCATCATGGCCACTTACTAAAGCCAAACCGATATTGGCTTTTAACAACTCAAGTCTGTTGACTTTCATTGTTAAGTTGTAAAGCTTCATTTCATCATTTGCTTGTTGTGAAAAGTTTTTTTCTTCTACATACTGTTTAGCTTTTCTTGAATAAACTTCCATATCCAAATTAGAAGCTCTTTTTTTAGCTTCAGCCATTGTGATACCAGTATCCTTTGCATATTTAGCGTAGAAGTTATTGATTTCAGATTGTACTTCATCCATCATTCTTTGATAGATTTCTTTAATCTTCTTATCATATTCTTTTTCATCTTTGATATTCTTCAAGCGTTGTTTTTCTTCTCTTAAACGCCAATATTCGGCACTATTCATCTATTGATTAAACATCCTTTTATCAACAATAGATTCTTTAGAAGCTTCATCTTCTAGCTTGATTTTTTCTTTTTCTTCTTGAACATCTTCAACGATTGAAAGAGAAGATAATTGAGTATCTTTAGAAACAACTCCTTCTAAGTTTTGAGCAATTTGAGTTTCTTCAAGTACATTTGCTGGATAGTTTTGACTGAACTTATAAGTAATGTCAACCCATTTATCTTCGTGAATTGTGTTGATTGGGTTGCTGAAAATAAGTTTATATCTTCTATCCAAAGCACCAGTAAACTTTCTTTCTTTTGTCTTGGCCAAATTAGACATAGAAAGCAACTTATACTTAAGAGCAATTCCTGAACTTGTACCAAAGTTTTCATCGTTGATATTAGGTGTCATAGACATTTGAAAAATCAATCTTTCTAGCCGATTGATAAGGTTTTCCTGTGAGCCATCCGCATTAGGTTTTTCAAGAAATCCTACATCAACCGTATTCGATTCTTCATCAAAATTAATGATCCTGTTATTTCTAATATGAATAATTCCATCTTTATCAACTTTAGCCCCAATAATTTTCAGATAAGCATCCGCAAAGTAATCAACGTCATTTGCTTTTTCACTTATTGCTTTGTTGTAAGCATTGATCATTGACCACGTACTTTCGAAAGCACTCATACGTTCAGCGTTTTCTACATATTCAGTAACTGGAACACCATCAAATCCATGAAGTGAACCTTCACCAATAAAATGCATACCACTTTTATTACTGAATTCATAAACGTAAGAATCATCGCTCAAATAACCATGCATAATACTATTTGAATCGTAGTAATATGTAACGAAAAACCTTGGCTCTGGAACGATTGAATCATCATATACGATAAATCCTTTAGTTGGTTCAATGTACCTAATACCCACCTTTGCATCTTCATTGATAAAATACATTTCATAACATTTGCCATAGATACTGCAGTTTTTTGAAATCTCTGCATTGTTATCATCTTGATGATTTCTCTTATCCAATTCATTGATGTAAGTAGCAACCTCTTCATCTGTTGATGATACCTTGATTGGAATACCAATAAAAAAACCGTTAAACGTATCAACTATGTATTTAGCAAAGTTTACGATTATACGGTTATCTGGTTTGTATTGAGGTTTATCCTGGTACATCATAATTGGATAAAAGCCTTCATATCCATCTTTTAATTTTTTATATCTTGAACCATTTAACTGCTGGTGCTTAGCGATATATTTATTCAAATGTTTAATATCCATTGTTTCATCATCAGAAATAGTGAAAATCTCATCTTTTGCAATTACCTCTAATGTCTTCATTAAATACCTCCTTCCAGATCCGTGTTTAATCCTGAACCTTTTAAAATTGTATAGATAAAATATCTGATAGCATCCATTGCATGGTCATTTTGTTTGATTGGAGCATCTTCTCCCCTTTCACTTGCTTTAGGATCCCATGCATAGACAGAAAATTCTTTAATAGTGTTTTTGCATTTGCTAAAAAACTTGATTTTGCATTGATTAAGCATTGTACTGACTAATCGAATACCATTTGAGACATCGTTTTTAGCTTTTTTAACTCTAAACCCTCTCTTTTTCAATTCAGTGATAAAAGAAGCAGCAGAGGGGTCTACGACAATTTGAAATATTTCTCTTCCATTAAGAAATTTAACTAAATCATCAGCATATTCGCTATCGGTTTTTTGGATTTTTCTATCACGTCCTGAATAGTAATACTCATCAATGCAATACCAAATATCATCAGTTCCTTTGTTCCAAAGTAAAAAGACCATGGCGTTTTGAGTACCATAGTCACAACTGACATATCTATAGCTTTTATTGTCAATTAAGCAGTCACAATCATCAACAATATTCTTTTCTTTATTGAACATATCGTAAATGATACCTTCTGCAACAGTCCAAAGTCCCTTGATATATCTATCATAGAAAACTCCGCTCCATTGACTTTTATATCTTTGTTTGATTTTCTCGCTTAAAGAAAGATTGTCATCCATTGTAAAATGCAAATAAATGATGTTCTTTTCTTTTGCTTTATCAATCCAATTGACTTTAAACCAATGAAATGGTCCGTCGGGGTTGCAGTTGAACCACCATTTTGAACCTTCAACAGAACAACGAGCAGTTGCTTGGTTCACGAATGATTCAGGCATCAAAGCCACTTCATCAAAGAAACATCCTGCAAGTGTGATACCTTGAATCAAATCTTGAGAGCTTTCATCTTTACCACCAAAGACATAAAAATAATTGGTTACACCTTTTTTAGTAATTTCAACCATGTTATCAGCTCGATGATCTTTCAGTTTATATCCCCTCGACCAAAGCATCAGTTTTAAAATATTCAAAACATTACGTCTAAAAGAACCGATTGTTTTACCACACATTCCAAAGTTGCATTCAGTAAAATTAGACATTGCCCATATCACGTAAGAAAGAGACATTGAAACTGTCTTTCCTGATCTAATTGAACCATCCGCAATAATTCCATCTTTATCTTTAACGGGTGAATTATCAGTCCACCAATTTAATACCTTACGTTGCTTTTTACTAAAGGGTTTGAATTTGAATACAGCTCTACTCTTATTCATCTTCCCAATCCTCTTTAGCACTGGCGTTTAATGCATCTAAGAAACCATCATCCTCAATTTCTTCTTTCTCATCATCAATAGTAATCTTTTTTGTTTGTGCCTTAATTAAATCAATCTTAGCTCTTTGTTCTTCGGTTGCTAAATTCATGTGCTTAGATAACCAATCAAGTGCCTTCATCCTATCGGATAATTTAATACTTGCACCGTCTTTTCCTTTTTTTACTTCACTTAGAATAGTTCCATCAACATATGCCGATTCTTTAAATTTAACCATATTGACAGTTTGCTTTAAAATTTCATCTTCACCTGTAATAGGATTTTTAACAATTACTGGTACTTCCTCTCGTCCATATTCCAAATAATCATTTATATCAGCAAAGGCGATATCGATATATTTTTGAACTATGTCATGTGGATCAAGAAGAGCATCTTCATAAAGTTCTTTTTTTAGACGATTTATTTCTTCAATTACCGCAGGTTCTTTTGACCAACGAGAAGCCATCACACAAGCACTGTTGTATGGAGTGCTTGGCTTTACTTTTTGATAAGCTTTGACCTTATTGTGATACTTTAAATAATAAATACAAAAGAGTTGACGTTCTTCATCCAGCTCACTTGTTTCTACTATTTCTTCAGCTATTTTTTTGCATTCTTTTTTGGTGTGCACACTTTTATTTTGGTGTGCACCATTTTTCTTCTTTTTTGACCATTCATAACGGCGTGACCATGACTTCACTGTATTAATTGTTGTATCATACTTTTTAGCAATTTCTTTCTGTTTCATCCCAGCAAGATAATCTTCATAGGCTAACTCGTATTTTTCTTTCAAGCCATATCACCACCTCCAAAAATGATTTATATGTATAATAAAAGCATTTGAGCTTCTTATTCTAAATAATTACGAAAAAAGCCCTAGAGAATAGAGCTTTTAACAAAGATTTACCATTTAAAACGAAATGTTGTGCGGTTAAAAAGTTCTTTTTCTTTTCTCTTAAAACCACAATAGCATAATAACATGGAAATTAGGGTTCATACTAGGTCCAAATTGGGTCCAATTAGGGCTCACTTTGGGTTCATTTTGGGTCCAAACTAGGTCCAAATTGGGTCCACTTTTAATAAAAAATTATCATTTGTGATAAAAATAATAAATACTCGTGGCATATGTATATTTTTCTAATAAAATTGCAATTACTGATGACCTATTCCGACATTATGTGATAAAATAAAAAAGCACATACTGGAATGTGCATTATATCTACGGAGGTACTGGCAATAATATGAAAACTACATCAAGCAGATTATCAGCTTTTGATGTGAAGAAAGGTATTATTAAATGGACTATCTTGTGATGCTCTTTTTAATCCTAGTAGCAACTAGAATGTTACTTGATTAATATCAATTTTACAAAAAAAAGCTGGTATCTAAGTAGCGAAAAAGGAAGAACGGCCATTCTTCCTTTTTCTTTTGTGCTCTTTTTCTCAATTTTACAAAAATGCTGTAGCCAGGATTATTTTTAAAAAGATTTAATACATTACATTATTACTACAATATTTTTATATACTTATATACACACATGATTTTTCCCCATGACTACACAAATAATATAACACATTCAAAAAAAAAATGCTACACATGTCTACACTTATCTACACATATTAAATTTAAAGAAAGAAAAAGAATGAACATAATTATTCATCCTTGATACTGTTAAAAAATCGGTTATTCAATTCTTCTAAAGATGGCTTGTTATTGAAATTAATATACTTGGCCAACTCTAAACATGCTTTTGGAAATTCTCTTTTGTATGTTGATTTGCTGATACAAAACGATTCTTCTAATGTGTCAATCATTTCATTGTATCCTCTTGAACACACATACGTTCTGATGATGTTTCTATGCCCTGCATTAAGCAAATATAACAATGGCATAAATCTATCCAGTTCTTGATTAAATAGCGCCACACGCTTTGTTAATAGCTCTCTGCGTAGCATATTAGAAGTAATTTGTTCTCCTTTTGATTTTGAAAATCCTCCTGGCATTTCATCACTGTATTTTATAGATTGAGGACTTGGGGTATCCTCTATTTCAAAAGTCAAAGAAAACTTTTCTAGATTGATTTTTCTCAGCTCTTTTAGATAATCCTTAACTTCTTTGATTATTTCTTTTTCTTCTATAGTAAAATTCATCCCTTATCCTCCTAAATAATTACTAATTTTTATGATCTTGATAAATAGCATAAGCAATTATCCCTGCCAATTCGACAAGGATAGTTGCTACAACTCCACACCAAAATGGGTTAATGTACATTGTCTATCGCTCCTCTCTCTTTTTGATATGATGTCTTTCTTCGTACCGTTCAATATCATCTTCAACACGCTTTATTAAGTTTTTTTCTCTTACTAGATCCTTTTCATTTGCGTTCGGTCTAGCAATATAATACTGTAGCGCATGTTTTATAATCTGTAGATTTCTATATGTGCTTCTCATTTTTATATCTCCAAATTCCCATTAAGCAATTCAGGTAACAATGCGTCCCTTAACTCTGCTAAATAGCTATTTTCTTCATTGTTTAAATAATAAATATGCTGTTTCCACATTTGAAAAATCATCATCAAGATACTCGATACACTATCCTTACTTTTGTTTTCAAAAGATCCAGAAAGATATTTTACAGGTGCCTTTATAAAAGTAGGATTTTTTGAAACAGATGCTGATTTAATTTATCAAGATGAAGTAAGAGGATCACTTTTTGAACAAATTGATAAAGTTATAGAGCTTATTTTCTTTAAATATATGAAAGCTAAAATTTCATATGATGGACTTCAAAGAGTTGAAGAATATTTTGTAAGTGAAGCAAGTATGAGAGAAGCTATATTAAACGCTATTGTTCATAAACAATATGAATCAGGTGTACCAATACAAATAAGTATTTATAAAGATAAACTTTATATTACAAATGTTGGAAAACTTCCAGATCATTGGACTGAAAAAACACTTTATCAAAAACATGGGTCTAAACCTTATAATCCTAATATTGCACATGTGTTTTATTTAGCGGGACACATTGAATCATGGGGAAGAGGAATAGAAAAAATATTTGATTCGTGTATAGAAAACAATTTACCAATGCCAAAGTATTATATTAATCCTACTGATATCATGATTGAATTTGATGCACCCCAAAGATTAGTAATCGATAATTTTTCAAAGGTGAACGATAGGGTGACTGATAGGGTGACTGATAGGGTGACTGATAGGGTGAACGATAATATGATGAAGGTTCTTAATGTAATTAGTGAAGATCCA